CCAACAGTTGTAATGGATCCTGAAACCATGATACCGGGGCCATGAGTAGCCAACAAATAATTAACTTGGAGAAGGAGGGTTTCACGGTTGACGAGATTGTGGAAGACCTTGGGTATGCGCGTGAAAATGTGGAGTTAATCCTCAGTAATCACAAACCTGACTTACCACTAGCTGAGAAGTTCGTTGAGCTAGAGGACACCGCACTAGCTGTTGTCAGGTCAGCACTTCATGTCGGTACTGCCGACAACGCAGCTTTGAAGGCTGCGTTCTACGTTCTAGATCAGCGCCAAGGTCTCAAGCAGCCTGTGGGTAAGACTGAGGTGAACATATCAGATTTCAACGTGCGACTTGAAAAAGCGCGTGAAGTAATGAAAAAAGCAATAGAAGCATGACAGTAAAAAATGGAAGGTTGTTTTCTGTTCTGAACAAGGACAGGAAGTTCGGGGCAACATCCAAGTATGTATTCACATATTTGGAAGACAGCAATGGAGACAATGAGACTCCCTACTTATTCACGCCAAACCAGTTGCGTGTTGCCAAGCGGAGAGCCACAGAAAATCCAGAAGACCTCTTGGAGAAGGACAGACTAACCGATTGGTTTGACTGATGACATCAACGGTACAGAACATATTTAATAGTCTGTATTCTGCCGTAGTAACAGCGCAGAAAAACGTCGAGAACAATCATCTAGGCAAGATTCGTGATGACTACTTTGACAAGGATGGCTCGCCTAAAATGGTTTCGATGGTCTTATCGGATAAAAAGGTTGAGATTCCTCTATTCACTCTAGTCCAGCATCACGGCTTAAAAATTTCAGATGTTGAAATAGACTTTGAAATTGCGCTCGACCATGACAAAGATGCCGTTGGTGATCTTGGCAAGCGTCGAGATGATAAGATGGCAAATATCAAGATAAAATTTACTGGTACAGACAAGGCAGAGGGTCTTGCTCGTATCGGTGATAACCTAACAAAACTAATACCTACATTATAATATTATGGCTGGAGCAGATGATGCACAACTGAAGGATTTTCAAGGACTACCAATACAGTCTCTGATAATAGACCCCCTAGTGGCCTCGGCCAAAGGCCAGCGTGACCTAGCAATGGTGACGCTTGACTTTGTAAACGAGTTTGGATTTGAGGAAGACTCGGATACAAAGCAGCTAAAAGCCAGAACAGTAGACGTTGAGATCGAACGTCTAATTGAAGGTAAGTCTGCGCCGCTGAAGCAAACGCTGAAGATGCCGCTTATCTCTATGGTGACAATCCCCAACCTCTCCATTCAAGATGTTGAGATTGATTTTACGATGGAAGTGAAGTCGCACACATCGAACACAAGTTCAACCAGCAACACGCAAGTTGACGGGACAACCAACAAAGCGTCTGGTGGTGGTAGTGCTTCTTTTTGGGGTGTGAGCGTCCACGCTGAAGCCTCTCACGAACACACGCACACAGGCACAGTCACGTCCAAGTCGGACAACACGCGCACAACGGATTTCAGCGCAAAATATGACATCAAGGTTCAGGCGCAACAGAACCCACCCGCTGAGGGGATGAGTCGCTTCACACAAATGCTCGCCAGCGCAATGGAGCCGGTTGATACGCAAGCTAAATAGTGGAGGACAAGAACAACATTCAGTTCACCGACCCCTATGAGATGCTCACCATCATTGATGATGACATCTTAGCAGGGACGCTCAAGCTTCATGCGTGGCAGCGTGAAATCCTAGAAGACTACGGAAAGCCCTCACCAGCCTCACACCCATACAAGGCAGCCGTGAGGGCGGCCAATGGTTCAGGTAAAGACCAGTTCATCATTGCGCCATGCGCTTTGTGGACGGGGATGACCTCCTCCAACGCAGTCTCCTTGGTAACAACAGCCTCAGGTAATCAGCTTGATCGCCAAACAGACAAGTACATCCGACAGTTGATGACAGCTATCAACAAGTTATTCGGTGTGCCAGTTTGGAAGATGAACTACCGGCACTACACAAATCTACTAAACAATTCAACAATTGAGTTATTTGTGACGGATGAGCCGGGAAGAGCGGAGGGTTGGCATCCTGTCGTTCAGAATGGTGAACTAGCTATCTTTGTCTCGGAGGCGAAGTCGGTACCAGATGATATATTCACAGCTTTGGCACGCTGTACGGGGTTTACAAAGAGAGTGGATGTATCTAGTCCCGGCCCGCCTTCGGGACATTTCTACAACGTTTGCACGGGTGGTAACTGGAAGCAATACCATGTAACAGCTTTCGATTGCCCACACCTTTCTGAAGAGTACATCTCGGAAATCAAGGAATCCTACGGAGAAACCTCTGCCCTCTACAAGTCCATGATAATGGCTGAGTTCGGGGGGATGGATGAGCAAGTAGTAATCAATCACCAGAAACTTGTTGAGCTGGACAAGATGGAGATTGAACACGTTGAAGAAAAGCAGAACACGGCTGGCCTCGACTTGTCGGCTGGTGGTGATGAGCAAGTTCTCGTCGTTAGGAATGGAAACAAAACGCTTGCCGTAGAAGCCTTCAACTTCAAAGACACCGTTGCCCTCGTTGACCACCTTGAATTCCTCTTTAGAAAGTACAAACTAGAGACAATCTACGGTGATGCTGGCGGTCTAGGTAAGCCCATCTTGGATCAATTAAGGGTCAACTGGGACATCAAATACGTCTTAAACCAAGCCAAGCCATACAACAGCCTTGCCTACTTGAATCGTGGTGCTGAACTTTGGTTTAGCGTAGCCAAGCTTATAGAGTATGGTGACATCATAGTCCCGCGTGAGACCAAACTACGCAAGCAACTGGCTTCTCGATACTATGTAGTCACCCCACAAAATAAGCTTCAGCTTGAGAGTAAGAAACAGGCGCGGTCAAAAGGTCATGTCTCGCCGGATAGAGCCGATGCTTTTGTATTGGCATTTGCTGACTATCGCGGTAGAAAGCCGAAAAAGTTGGCTATCAACAAGACTAAAAAATACGAGCATAAGCAACTAAGGCTAAACAGGCCGCGAGTCACTTTCGGTAAAGGTTTTAATGTAAGAACAAACAACTGGTTACACGATGAAATACAACAATTACAAGAATTATCAGGACGCAGCAACTAACATAAACAGGTTAGCTGATATTTGTGACAATCAACACGTCACAGCACAGGATCAAAGGCAGCAGCGACGTTTAAATGTAGACCTAGATTTGGAACGTCGGGACGGCTACTTGGCTCCAGACGAAATCTACATACCAACGCACATAATCGACAGTAATATTCGTCGTGAACAGGCCAAGTATGTTTCGTACATAGTCAACTCACGGCGTACTGCGATCTTCTCCAGTTCAACAAACCCTGCGTTTAACACGGGGCCACTTGAGCGTGATTTCACAGAACGCTGCCGATATGATGGTTGGCAAATCCCACTCTTCCGCACGATAGACTGTATGCAGCTCCACGGTTATTGTGCTGCTGAGATTCAGTTTGACGATACAAAACCCGGACACTTTGCTGTTGAGGCTGTAAACTACGAAGACTTTGCATTTCCAGATGACACACGCGACATACAATCTTGTAGTATGTTGGTGCATCGACATTACTTTACTCGCGAACAACTGATAGACATGACAAAAACTCGCGAGTTTAGTGCAAAAGAGGTCGAGTCACTTGTTGGGCAAGACCCAGTTAATGAACAGACTGAATCTCTATTTAAGATAGAGAAGGTTATGTTCCGAAACAATGGGATAGTTCAAGTGGGGTGGTCTTGCGTAGCCAAATGCAACGAATGGTTGCGCAAGCCACGCCCATTGTTCTTGGGTCGCCGAGACGAGAGCGGTGAGATTCATGAGACAGATTATCCTTACGTCATATTTCACTACATGATAGCGGAGGATATGACCATCAAGAATTGTGTGGGTCGTGCTTACCTAGACAAACACACACAAGAGGCAGTTAGCTCCTTGATGTCATCATTCGTCACAGCACATCGTCGTGCGTCAAACTTCTACTTCTCAAAAGATGCAGATGACCCCAACCAGAGCAACGAACAAACTAGCGTTCAGTTTGTGCCGGGAGCGTTGATTGATGCGAATGTCAGGCAATTCCAGCTATCACCGCCCAACTCAACGATGCTCTCAGCCATCCAGACGCTTGTGACACAGAACTCACAGGAGCAGTCGCAGATGAACTACGCTGCGATGAATCGTCAGGACAGCCGCAAGACAGCCACCGAGATTCAAACAGCATCAGCGGAGGCCCAACTTTTATCCGCAACACAAGTCTCCTTGTTTAGCATCTCGATCAAGAAGATTTACGAGCATTGCTGGGAAATCTATAAGTCTAGGGTAATTGATGGTCTCTTGGAGCCAACAATCCCTCTGCACTATTTTATTGACCACGAGTACAACATCAAACCAGCCGGTGACACAGATGTTGTTGAGAGGCAGGAGAAGGCGCAGAAGATGTTACAGGTGTGGCCGGTCATTCAGCAAAATAGCGCACTAGCCATGATTTACATGGAGGATATGTTAACGATGCTATTCCCCGATGAAGCGCCAAAGTATCTAACGCAGATGAAACAAGATACTACCAAGACTCAGTTATTGCAACAACTATCGGCAATTGTTCAGAGTCTTGTGATAGACCCGCAGACAGGCCAGTTAACGCCAGAAGCACAACCGTATGCACAGCAAATACAGCAAATACAACAACAAGTCCAATCACTTGCAGGAGGCGACCAAGGCGGCTCTGGAGGAGCAAGCATGGGGGCAATGGGTGGACAACCCAACAACCAAGGTGTTCCTATCGCTCCTCAGGCAGGAGCGGGAGCGGCTGGTTAAGGATGTTAGTTATCTTGCCACAAAACGATCAGTCTCAGACGGTGACGTTCGGATGGTGGCAACTCAAATAAAAGTACTAGACGAAACGATAAATATAATACATGACAAAGACCGATACAAAAACAGCGGAAGCAATCGAGCAAGAGTTTGACTTTGGCACGATAGACATTGGCGATCAGCTTGATACTCACGAGCTTGATACGGTAAAACCAGTTGAGGAACCAGTTGAAGAGCCAGTTGAGGAGAAATCGGATGAAGAAGCAGTTGAGACCGAAGCACCAGCAGAAGAGCCTGAAGAGTCAGAAGAATCGGAAGCTGATGAAGCTGAAGAAGACAAGGAGGAGGCTGAAGAAGATGAGCCAGAAGAACTGACCACTGAGGATGTCCTTGGTGATCCCTTGAAAGAGGATGACAAAGAAGACGAGCCAAAAGGCCGCACATATGAGGGATTCGATGATGAGGATAAGCAATATGCCAAACAGATGTCTAATGCTGCTTACGATCATTTCACGAAAAAACTTCAAACGCTAAAGGCGGGTAAGTCTACAGCAGAAGAGACACAAGACCTTCTATCACACCCGGAAGCCTACTCACTTAACCCGGAATATCAACAACTTGTGACAGATTACGACAAGGCAACACAAGAAAAGGCACACTGGCGTAAACAGCTTGTGGCCATCCGAAATGGTGAAAACTGGCGTTCTGTTGAAGGTTACGACAAAAATGGGAAGATTGTGCATGGCCGCGACGAGTTCCAGCCCACAGCAGAATCTGAGATTGACGTACAAGCTGCGCTGACAGAGGCACAAACTATGAGTAAATCCTTTAGTCAACGCGCTCAATCAATACAACATAACCACGCAACCAACTATAAAGACTCCGTTCAGATGCTTGAAGAAGAGCAGAGAAAACAGTTTAAGTGGTTGGAGGATAAGGAGATGGGTAAGAAAACAATAGACATACCCAACTTTGGCAAGACATCCATCAATAAACTGCGTAAGACATTTATTGACGTTTTACCTAAGGTTTTTGCAAATCACCCAATGTCTGAGTTGGCTACAAATCTCTGGATAAATAATCAGATTATGGCCAAGCAACAGCTAGAATTGACTGAAAAGGTTAAGAAACAGACTAGAAACAAGAAGGATATGTTGCGAGGTGAGCCAACATCCAAGGCATCCAAGGCTGATGATGATGAGATGTTTACAATGGATGATTTAATGAACGATTTTATCTTGTAAGTTGGCAGAGTTCCTGCTCTAATCCTGTTGCTTCTGACGGTAAGGGCATACCACGCTACTCGTGTGAAGGGCATCACAACTCGTGTTTAACAATTGAATATATTAAAATATTATGGCTGGTGTAACAGCAGTTGATCCTAGTAGTGCTCTCGCGCAAGCGATGAGTACAACGGCAGTATCCAACACATTTAACAAGTTGGATTTCTACCTAGTTAAAAACGAGGTTGCCCTTTTTCCCAAATGGAATGTCTATGACACTCTATATGGCTCGATTAAGTGGCAACCTAATATGGGAGACACCCTTCAAGGGTTGACTCCAACGCCTAGTCCTATCCAGCGTTCGACATTCGCGCCGAATATATTATCTGAGACGCCACTCAAGGACATCTACAAAATTGGTGAGCGGAATGAGTCTGCGAAACTTTCTTACCACAGGTATGAGAGTACGCGGTTTCGGTTCCTCAACAGTTTTGAGTCGTTCTGGCGTGACCAGTTATCCTACGCTCATAAGGACATCGTTCGTCAAATCCAGACATCACAGAATCAGTTCATCCGAACTTTGATGTGGTATCAAACACCAGACGTTTTTATCGCAAAAGAT